TAAAAGTAAATGCTGTTGCCCTGAGGAGTCGGAAAGTTCCTCCAACTGCCGCTGATAATCACGGAGAGACTGCTCCGTGTCGATGATTTCACGCTGGAGAGCATCAAACTGCTGCTGTGTGATTCTGCCGTCCTGTAGCTGCGTGAAAGCCTGCTGTGCGGCACTGCGGAGAACGTCCAGCTTTTCAGAGGTAGCCGACACAGCATTGGTCAGCAGAGATTGTTTCTGTGCGAGAAGTTCCGTATTCGTGGGATCGAGCTTCAGCAATTTTTCCACGTCCTTCAGCTGTGATTGGGTGCTGTTGATGTTTTTGTTGACATCTTCCAGAGCCTTGCTTAAACGAGTGGTATCACCGTTGATTTCGACTGTTATTCCACGAATTCTGTTTGCCATGTAGGATCACCTCCAATCTTGGTGATTATGTTTGAATGTATGTAAAATGCATTCCGCCAGTATGGCTGATAACTCCTTCACATACACGATAAATACCGCCTGGGTTCAATTTCATTGCACGGGCTGCATGATGTGAGCTTTCATAAGTAATTCCTGTTTCTAAACACATAACCGCTTTGCGAGGAAGTCCACAAACTCTATTTAAAACTCTTCTGCTGTGCAACTGATTCTCCGAACCAGTACACCATTCAAGATTTTGAACCGTATTATTTGCCTTATCACCATCAATATGGTTAACTTGAGGGAATTCGTTCGGATTAGGTATAAATGCAATGGCGACAAGTCTATGTACAGAAGGTTCATATCGCTTGCCGTCTTTTGTTAATTTGACATGAGCATATCCATTTTTGAAGATGCGGCATTTCATCACTTGTGAGCGGTGAAATGTTTCTGAACCCCAGCGGTTTTTCGTGCATCTATCAATACTTCTGATACGACCTAATGAGCTTACTTCGTAGTATCCCTCATATCCAGGTACTGGTTTCCATATTTCTTGCATGATGCACCTCCCTAAAAATATATAATTTCGCTTGCAAACGCTTGCATTTGTCAGAAAAGTGTGGTATAATAAGAGCAAAGGAGAGTGATACTATGGCAAACACTACAGCCGTTTATGCTCGTATTGATACGAATTTAAAAGAAAATGCTGAAGCTATTCTTGCTCAGCTTGGAATCTCACCGTCCAGTGCAATTCAGATGCTGTACAGCCAGATTGTTCTTGAAAACGGTATGCCTTTTGCATCAAGAATTCCTTATGCTGCACCTGTTGCAATCGGCGGTATGACGAAAATGCAGATGGATGCTGAACTTATGAAGGGTGTTGAATCTCTTAAAAGCGGAAAGACTTTTACAGCAGAGGACATTGACGCACAATTTGCGGAGGAATTCGGAGAATGACAAATAAATACAGCGTCAGCTATTCTCCGGCAGCAAGAGACGACCTTTTTGCAATCCGCAGATATATTGCAAATCAGCTGAAAGCACCAACTACGGCTACAAAACTTGCAAAACGAATCAGAGACAGCATCAAAGAGCTTGACACATCACCTGAACGCTATGTTCTTGTTGACTGGGAACCGTGGCACAGCATGAATATGCGGCATTATTCAGTCGGCAACTACGAAATTTTTTATGTTGTGGACAATGAAAATGCCTGCTGTTACGATTGCCAGAATTTTCTACGGTGGAAGAGATATTGAAAATATCATTGCAAACGAAACAGACCCGTCATAACGATAGGTCTGTTTCTCTTAAAAGGCATTCATATCATCCTGCGTAGCCCTATAATCATACTCCACATCATCATTCTCCCTCTCCGTGAACATATCATTGACGAGTCCAATCGACAGCAGATCCAAGTCCGCCATCGACAGACCCAACTGCACACAGCGGAGCAGAAACAGTGGTGTCGTCATTTCCCTGTCAATCGGGCGATGTTTTTTTAGACTCCACCTGCGTTTCAATGTTCAGTCCCCACAGCTCAATCAGCTGGGGCAGAATTTCGTAAATGGAGAACGTGTTGAACTGCTCCAGCCATTCATCCGGTGAGGACGGAACATTGTCGGGATCAGCGTGTTTCGCCATAATGAATGCCACGTTCTCGAAGACCTCAAGGCTCTCGATGCTGAGTTCGGAGTTTTCCGCATCGCCCTCGGCAACGGACTTCTGCAACGCCGCAAAGTCCTTGTAAATATCACGCCCGAACTTCAAACGGTAAAGGCGAGGCACAGCGGCACTCGCCTTGAACGGCACTTCGATACCGTCCACCAGAATATTTTTCTTGATTGCCATCGCTGTACCTCCTTATGAAGTCTTAGTTGTGGTAGCCGTTTTTTTCTCCGAAGTATCGGGGTTATACGGCATCTTGTACCAGTTGTTGTAGGTCGTTTCATCGGTTGCCTCACAGGTTTTTGCCTTGACCAGTCCTGTCGGGAGAGCCGATGCCGTCAGCGACAGCGTTTCTGTCTTGACCTCGGTGGAGTCCTCCTTGGTCTGCCCCTCCGTTGCAGGTCTGCTTGCCGTACAGCAGTAGAGGACATGACGGATCTTGTGCTTGTCACCGCTGAATTCAAACATCAGTGCAAACTGTGCCGGTTCTGCATCATTCTTTTCCACAAGCACACCGTTGTTGTCAAGAATTTCTCCCAGAATTTCGGTGGCAAATTCCGTGGTGACAAGAGCGACTTCGAGGTCACCCTCATAACCGGAATTGTTGTTGATGACATAATAAACGCTGTCATCGGCATAAAAATTCTCGTTCTCGCCGTTCGCATCAATGGAAAGCGATACCGCACCGGGCAGTCGCACCGATTCGCCGTACACAGGTACAGTGGGCGTTCCGTCGGAGTCAACACCCCACTGGGTGATCTTCGCCCAGTGAACATTGTTCAGACCGAACTTGACTTTGTTTCTGTTCTTCGCCATAGCAAATTCCTCCTCATATTGTCATTTCGTAAAGCACTTCATAGAGCTTTTCACTCTCGATCCACGCTTCGGTTTTCGTAAAATATATCTCATGCTGCGACAGCACGGCTTCGATTTCTTCCTCCAGTGCAGGATTCTTCTTGTCAGTGTACAGCTCGATATCCAACTGCTTAAAGCTGTGATACGCCACATTATCCGCCGAAAAAGTATCTTCACCTGGAGAAAGAAACAGAAGAAAAGGCGGTGCCGGACTTTCTCCCTCCGCAAAATGGTGATATGCAAAGGAAAGTCCCATTTCCGCCATCATTTCATTGATTTCTTCGTATGTCACGATAATTCCTCCGTAATCAAGGATTCCAGCAGTTCTGCACCATGCACCTCGGCAGGGGCGATATGTGGCTTTCCCTGCACACGACCGCCGCCACGCTTGGCATGACCTTTTTCAAGAAGGTGTGCCAGCTGATAGTGACTCTTAGAATGGACGGTCATCTGCAAGGTGTGGCTGTTTTCCTTGACCTTTTTGGTCGTCCAGCTTTTGCCGTATGCTCCTGTATCCTTCGGAGCGTTAGCAGAGATTTCTTTCTTTACAGCGGTCGCTGTCTTTTTGACTGCCGTTTTCATGGCATCATCGGCAAGCTCCGCATATTCTTGTAATCCCGCCATAATTTCATCGGCAAGGTCGTCAATAGAAGTCATCGTCACCGCCTGCCTTTCTTGCCTCACAAACAATCGTGAGATAATCATTTTTCAGATAATCGGGAGTGACAGATTTGATGTCATAGACGCTCCCACGGAACATGATCTTATGGGTAGTTGGATTGACGTACCGCAAAAAAGCACACTGCCGAACCCCGAATGATAAGGACTGAATTTCTTTTGTGACTCCTGTATTCGTGGTTTCGGCAGAGTTTTTCACAGTAACGCTTGCCCAGCAGGAATAGACCTCGTCCCATTGGGATGTGTGGTTACCGATTTCATCAATGACAGTACGATTTTCAAGGAATGTGATACGCTGATTCATTCTGCTGAAATCCATTACACCACACCTTCCCGCTGTGCAAACAGAATGGAACGCAGGCTCATAGTGAGTCCGTGATAATCGGGATTACTTCTGTTCTCATAGAGATAACCGAGTGCAAAAAGCACCGCTGTTCGGGTTGTATCCTCAAACCTTGTGAAACACTCCTCGTCCATCCTGCCCACATCTTTTACCAGACATTTTGCCGTATCAAGAAGAGAGAGGATGAGCTTGTCATCCTCTTCATAGTCAACACGGAGATAATTTTTCGCCTCATCCAGTGTAATCATTCACATCACACCTTTGCGGTAGAAGTGCCCTTAATGGTGAGCGTCTTTACTGCTTCGGGAAGAATCAGCTTGCCGTCCACACGCTGGGATGCAAGGAAACCGACTTGACCGTTCATTGCAAACAGCTCGTTGAGACGCTTGAGGCTTCTGCCCTGACGGTCAGCAATCCAATAATACGAGAAGTCACCGAACGCAATCGCCTTACTGCCTGCATCGGGAGTCGGGGCGTAGACAGATGTTACATAGGGACGATTGAGAATTGTGTCGGGAACTCCGGCAGTGACAGACGGCTGCCAGATATACTGACCATTGCTGTCCTTGACTTTGCGGAGAGCTTTCACGGTCTGTTCATTCAGAACCCACACAGCCTTCTTGCGATAGGGACTCTTGAGGGAGTAGAACAGCTCAATCATATCATCGAAAGTGATGGCTGCACCCGCTGTTGTCGCACCATTCTCCGCACCGCCTGTGGCTGCAAAAATACCGGTAGGCTTGCCCTTACCATCACCGATAAGGAATGCTTCTTCTTCCTTTGTGCCGATTCTGCGTGCAAATTCCTTTGCAATGTAGGACGGCAGATCGAATACGGAATCATTGAGAAGCTCTTCGGAAATCTTAATCGCCGTGCCGACCTTGTAAGCAGAAAGTGCGATCTGACCGAAAGCGTCATCGGAAAGGGTATATGCCTCTTCCTCCTCCATCCAGACCGCCTCGCCCTTCTGGGTAATTACAGGGATTTTTCTGTCGCCGTGTGCTGTCTGAATGCGGGTAGCAAGAGGACGGAACACATTCTCTTCCTCCAGTGCTGCAATGAGCTTCTTCTCAAACTCATCTGGCACAAGATAGCCGCCCTCGGTGTCCTCGCCGATCTGCAGAGCATTTCTCACATCTGCAAAATTACGGTTGCGGACATTGTTCCAGAAAGCTTTGCTGTATTCAGCAGTTGCGGTAGAGGGTGTTTCGGGCGTATCGATGTGTGTGCCGGGAGTGGTGACAACCGGAGTTGTGGTCGCAGCACTCATTTCACGGGCAAGCTTCTCCTGACGCTCAAGGCGGTCAATTTCCTTGCCGAGATCAACGATCTGCTGCTCCATAGCATCGTAGGTCTTGCCGTCTTCTTCGGAGAGCAGACCGCTTGCGTTTCTCTTGGAATCGAGGAAATCACGGGCGGTATCCCATGCCTTCGCTCTTTTTTCTCTGAGTTCCTGAATCGTCATAATATATCAGCCTCCTTATTATTTCAGCAGAGCCAGACGCTTGTCCAGCTGTGCAATGGGTACGGATTTATCACACGCAGAAATTTTCTGCATGAAAGAAGCCGCAGTGTGGGACGGCGTGTACATCATGGATGCAGCATCCCTTTGCGGCTTTTTCTCATTTTCTTCGGCAGACTCATCGTCAGAATCACTGCCGTCATCGGTATCTTCATCCTCTTCGGATTCTTCTGTTTCCTCGGGAGTTTCTTCAGGGGCAGGCTGCTTTTCCTTTGCAAACAAAATGCCGTCGACAAAACCAAGCTGCAATGCTTTTTTCGCATTCAGCCATGTTTCCTCCGACATCATTTTTGCGATCTTCGCACGGCTGAGGTGGCATTTTTCCTCGTAGGCATTGATGATGGATTCCTTGACTTCTTCAAGCAGTTCAATTGCTTTCTCCATATCTGCCTTGTTTCCTGCGGCATAACACGCAGGGTCGTGGATCATCAGCATAGTAGTCGGAGCAATCAGGGTTTCATCACCAGCCATAGCGACAACAGAAGCGGCAGACGCAGCCAGTGCGTCGATTTTCACCGTGATTTTGCCATTATGGTTGCGGAGCATGGTGTAAATCTGACTTGCAGCAAATACATCGCCGCCAGGCGAGCAGATCCACACGGTCAAATCACCGGGGTGCTGTTCCAGTTCAGCCTTGAAAAGTCCGGGTGTAATCTCATCCCCGTACCAGGTTTCAGAGCAGATGGGTCCTTCAAAGTACAGTTCTGTTGCTCCTGTATCCTCGTTTTTTACCCAGTTCCAGAATTTATTATTCTTCATGCGTTTCCTCCTTCACATTATTAGCAGCATAAGCCGCCCCTGCGGTCTTGAGGGGAGTCATACTGCCATTGACCATAAAGGTGTTACCACCTTCTTCGTCCGGGATATAGTTCATATCTTCCAGCATTCTCACATCATTCGGACACAAGAAACCGTTCTGAATTCCAATGCTATAGCCCTGCATACGGCTTGCATAGTCGCCGCGCAGCAGACCTTCCACATTGAATTTGATGAAATACCGTCCTTTTTCCGAATCAGAAAGCAGAGCTTTCATCATAGCCTGTTCCCATCGGGATAGCCACGGACTCAAGGTGTACATCACAAATTCCAGTGACATCTGCTCGATATTGCTGAATGTGGCGTGGTCGAGGTCGCCAATCATGTGCAGCGGCACACGGTACAGCCTTGCGATCTCCTCAATCTGAAACTTTCTCGTCTCCAAAAACTGTGCTTCGTTGTTGGGAATGGAAATTGGCGTGTACTTCATGCCCTCTTCCAAAATTGCTGTCTTATGGGCATTTCCGCTGCCGTATGCTCTGTGCCATGCTTCACGAACACGCTCCGGATTCTTGATAACACCCGGATGTTCAAGCACATCAGACGGCGATGCCCCATTGGCAAAGAACGAAGCACCGTATTCATCACAGGCAACGGCAAGACCGATTGCATTTTTTGCCATAGCAATGGGAGAATATCCGACTAGTCCGTCAAATCCAAGTCCCGGAATATGCAGAACCTGTTCCGCAGGGAGAATGATTTCGCCTTGCTCTCGGAAATTTGGGTTTTGCTCATCGTATCGGCTGTATTTGTAAATGAGCCTGTTACGCTCATCACGGTCAGCCTTGATCTTGTCCGGCATCAGCGGATACAGTCCCATCACATCACCTCTGCCGTTACGGATGATTTGTGCGTAGGCATTGCCGTAAATCAGCAGGTGCGACATCAGCGTTTCACGAAAAACAAATGATGTCATTTCAGGATTCGGTTGGTCGTGCAGCAAAAAATATAGCGGGTGCTTCGGCACTCGCTCTTTTCCCTTATCCGTGTATTCGTAGACGTGCAGCGGCAGCTGTGCGATGCCCTCCGACAGCACCCTCACGCAGGCATAAACAGCAATCTGCTGCATTGCCGTGCGGTCGTTGACACTCTTTCCGGCTGTGCTTCTGCCGAAGAAGTAGGTGTAGCTGGGGCTGTCGTAGCTGTTCTGGGGCTTGTCTCTTGAACGGAATAGCCCTTTGAAAATACCCATGTAAATCAACTCCTCTCAAAGCAAAAGGAGCCATTCGGCTCCCTTGTCAAATCGTCCCGTCAAGGATGTAATCCTCGATCATCTCTGCTGTCACCAGAATGCCATCACCCTCCATGTCGAGTACCACATCCATAAGGTATCCGGCATCGCAGCCGTATTCCTTTGCCAGTCTGTCGATGTCTGCTCGTGTGATTTTTCCCATTTTCGTTTCCTCCGTAGGTTGTATTCCGCTGGGCTTTGCCCTTTCGGTATGTACATATTACCGTCTTTCGGAGGATATATCAAGTGTGAGTAATGACAATCATTCGGGGTGAATTTTGGCGATATTGTGTAGATTATAGGCTGCTCCAAGAGCCGCCTGTTTGCTCCGTGTGGGGCTTCTGCGAATGTCGGATACCTTTCGGTGCTGCCATTATAAGCCCACACAGGCAAACGCGGGGAAGAACCGGAGGTTATTCCTCCGATTCAAGCAGCAGTGTTTCAGGATTCTGCCGCAGTGCTGCAAGTGCGATGGAGTGAAGTCGGTTCTGTGTGAATGCTTCAACCTCACCCTTTGCCTCGGTAATGGTTTTGTCCATCTGCTTGCGGAACTGTTCAATGAGAAATTCTGTGTTGGAACCCACATCCATCACAAGGCTGCTCATCAGTCCCATCAGTTCTTCCTTATCCGCTTTCGTCAGTGTTCTTTTCCCCACAATGGCTTCAGCCTTTTTCTTTGCTGAAACCGCATCCTTCCGGCATTTGTTGATGTGCTGTAAAAACTCGGTTTCGATGATATCCCGTGTATCAGGAATGCTCGGCGGCTGAATATTGCCGTCTGTTTCTGTGTATTTCAGCGTGACCGGAACCCCGTCTCCGATTCCAAAGGAACTGATGGCTTCGGCAAACTGTGAGTAGCTCATCTCCACGCTTGCGATGGTGTCCTCGCCGCAGTACCAGCTTTCGTTGTTGACTCTTCTTTCACTGCCACGCTTCAGCACCATTCTGATCACATTTTCGTGAGGAATGCTGCTGCCGAACAGCCCAATTCCGGTCGAGCTTGAGCGAGTGAAGGAGAGCATTGCGTAAGATGGGTGAGTTTCGTAATTGCTGCCAATGCTGTCGGCATGTTCTGCCTTGATTACTTTCATTTTTCTCTGTGCGGTGCGAATGATCTCCTTGAGAGTGTTCATATCAGCGTCCGTGCTGATGGCGTTCAGAATTTCGTTGGTGTTCATAATCTTTTCCTCCTGTTTTTCGGGGCTTTGGGTCTCGGCTGTCGCCTCGGTCGGTGCTTCTGCCTGCGGCAGAGGTGTCCACCGGACACCCGCACCCCTTTTGGTATTACCATATTACCGCATAATGTAGATAATAGCAAGCGGCTAAAACTACAGAATACAGGGTGAAAATCAAGGGGAAGTATTGTCACATATACACTACAATATCAGGAGGTCACGCTCATCATAAACACTCGCCCCCGAATCTCCAGCACCGCACCGAACCGCACGGTCAAGAGCCATAATCAGGGCAACCGCACCATCAATTTTCTCCGTGGATTTTTCCTTGTCGGGCTTGATATTTCCGGCGGGGTCACGCTTGATGAAAATGTTGTCCATCATCCAGCGGAGTACCGGATGACCGCCGTGGGCAATCATCTTGTTGAGCGTCAGACGCATCAGTTCCTTGGTCGGCGGCGACATATCCTTGTAGCCCTGTCCGAACTGCACCATCGTGAAGCCCAGCCCCTCAAGGTTCTGCGACATCTGCACAGCACCCCAACGGTCAAAGGCAATTTCACGGATATTGAAACGCTGTCCCAGTTCTTCAATGAAATTCTCAATGAAGCCGTAATGCACAACATTTCCCTCGGTCGTCAGCAGATAACCCTGCCGTTCCCATACATCATACGGCACATGGTCACGGCGGACTCGGAGCGGAAGTGTATCTTCGGGCAGCCAGAAAAATGGCAGGATATAGTATTTATCGTCCTCGTCGATTGGCGGAAACACCAGCACGAAAGCCGTAATATCCGTAGTCGATGAAAGGTCAAGTCCGCCGTAACAGACCCGTCCCTCCAGTTCCGATACATCAAAGGCAAAGTTGCAGGTATCCCATTTCTCCATGGGCATCCAGCGGACAGCTTGCTTTACCCATTGGTTCAGACGGAGTTGTCGGAAAGCGTTTTCTTCGCCGGGATTCTGCCGTGCCGATTCGCAGGCAGCGACAACTTTCTCCATACCGATGGTCTCACCGAGGGAGGGGTTTGCCTGTTTCCACACTTTCGGAGAAGTCCAGTCGGCATCATCCTCCGCACCGTAAATGACCGGATAGAACGTCCGGTCAATTTTTCTGCCCTCAAGAATATCTTTCGCTTTCTGATGCTGCTCATAGCAGATGGAGTTGGTGTCCGTGCCGGCAGTCGTGATAAGGAAGTACAGCGGCTGCATTCTGGCATCACCCGAACCCTTTGTCATAACATCAAACAGCTTTCGGTTCGGCTGGTCGTACCCAACTAAGGGAACCGCATAATTAACAATTTGTTTACAATTAAAAATCAAGAAACAGACAGGCTTAAATTTGCAAAGAAAATCGAATAGATAAACGCAAAGCGTTCTTCATATCAGTGAGGAACGCTTTTTTATTTTATTCGGAGGTTAATTATGGCGAAAGAAAATAACGCATCTGTTGTCAGAGTGCATAAGAATACTGACTTTACAATTATGAGCAATCATCATCTGAGAAATATGAAACTCAGTCTGAAAGCAGTCGGATTTATGTCAAAGCTGCTTGGCTTACCTGATGATTGGTGCTACTCCATCGCAGGACTTGTGAAAATCTGTAAGGAAGGAGAAACAGCAGTCCGTTCTGCCCTCCATGAACTGATTGACGAAAAATATGTTTACGTTGAAAAGCTGCCGCCCAACTATTCAAAAAGCGGACGGTTCGAGTACGTTTACCACATCTACGAAATTCCCTATGAAGATATGCCGGACGGTCTGGAATGCCCCGAACTGTTTATCAAAAAGCGAGAGGAAAAGCAAGCCAAATCAGCACTAAATGCAGAAAAACAAGATACAGAAAACCCACATCTTGAAAACCAAGGTATAGAAAATCAGGGACAATTAAATACTTACATATCAAGTACGAAAGAATCAAGTTTGAAAAATAACATCCCCCTCT